ACGGCAATGAGACGCAAGTCTTTTGCATATAGGAGGATTGTCTAAATGGATTGGAAAACCAGCAATCACATGGACGGAAGCGAGATCCGCGAGGGTATCGGTTTGCAGTATTTCGCTGAGGACGATACCGGTGCGGACATGGACGGCTTTAGCGATGCGGACTTTCTGGCCGCACTGGAGGACAACGGCAGCCTGGAAAACCAGCAGGATGTCGCCGAAGGTGCACCGGAAGGCGATGGGGACGGTCTGGAAAACCAGCAGACTGGCACAGATACGCAGGATGAGCCGGAGAATCAGCCGCCCGAGGGCGGCGAAGTACCGCCGGAGACGGCGGAACAGCCGGTACAGACCGTGCCGCTTGTCTACAACGGACAGCAGATTTTGCTGCCGGCGGACGCAGTACAGGCCCTGACCGGTGCACTCGGCGCGAATCCGGTCGAACTGCTGCAGAAGGGCATGAATTACGACCGCAAGGCCGAGCGGGAAATGCGTGTACTGGACCAGTATGCGCAGGCCGCCGGTATGAACCGGCAGCAGTACCTGGAACAGCTTGAGGGCGCACGCAATGAGCAGTTGCTCTCGGCTGAGATGGAGCAGTGCCGCGCAGAATTTCCGGACACACCGGATCCGGCACTCAAAGCAATAGCCGAGGGCCGCATGGCTTCCCGACGGGCAGCCGAAGCACAGGCTGCCGAACAGCAGCGGGCGGAGCTTTCCGCCATGCAGCAGCGAATTGATCAGACAGTCGCACAGGCACGAGAAGAAGCTGATGCACGCGCGTGGGAAGAATATGTTTCACTCTCTGGCGTGAAAAGTTTCGAGGAAGTGCCAAAACGCGTGCTTGAATTGGTGCAGCAGGAAGCTATGACGCCCGTTGCCGCGCACTGGCGCTATCAGGCTGAACTCAATCAGCAGGCGGTCAAGATCGCAGAGAAGAATCAGACAAACAGACAGACAAGCCCCGGCTCTATGACGGGCACGGGCGAGGAAAGCGGCTTTGAGGCTGATTTCCTCAGAGCATTCAAATTTTGAGTAAAGGAGCATGAATTATGCCTACCGATTTCCATGATGGACACAACCTTGCCGGTAAATTTAACGGCAGTTTTGAAAAGCAGTGGCTTGCAAAGTCCTTTGTAAAACCGCACACCAACGGCAGCCTGAATTTTGACGGAGTAGATATGGTGGAGGTATATGTACCGACTGCTGTACCTTACAACGAGTTTAACCGCGAGGCTGCTGCAAACCGCTACGGCGACCCGAAGAACATCACCCCGAACCTGCACCGCTACCGCATGCTGCAGGATATGGCGTATACCGGCATTATCGAGCTTGGCTCGGCAAAGAGCCGCCCGCTGGGCACTGCTACCGGCGAGTGGGTCAAGTTCCAGAATGAGTCCGTTGTTATCCCGTACGAGGACAAATACGCGCTGAAGAAGTTCGCGCTGAACGGCACGATCAAGGAGCAGGCGGCTGCTCTGACCGGCGATACCGCACTGCAGGCACTGGAGAATGTGCGCCGTGAGTTCGTCAATAAGCGCGTTCCGACCGAGAACCGCGTTATCTGGGCGTCGCCTGAGTTTGTAGGCCTGATCGCACAGAGCAAGCAGTTCACCGAAATTGAGAAGCTGACGGTGGATGCCGTCCGCAAGGGCGAGCTCGGCCAGTGCAAGACTTTCCGCATTATCGAGGTGCCGGAGGACATTATGCCGGCAAACTGCCATTTTATCGCGGCGCACAAGTCCGCGCTTGTACAGGCGGACAAGCTGAATGAGCTGAAAATCCACACCAATCCGCAGGGCTATTCCGGTCCGCTGATCGAGGCGCGCAACCTGTTCGACGCATTTGTTATCGGCTCTCTTGCCAAGGGCGTATACGCACTCGTAGACAGCGGCAAGAAGCAGGCGTGCTCGGTCAAGATCGCATCCCACACCGCAACGGTTACTGCGACGGGCGCAAGCGAAATTAAGTATACGCTCGACGGCTCGGACCCGCGCTTTTCCAGCAAGGCAAAGAGCGTCGTAAACAGCACTGTTACCACTGTGGCAGGCCAGACCATCCGCGTTGTTGCGTATGGCCCTGACGGTACTTATACATCAGATGTGGCGGAGGCTACGGATAAGTAAAGACCCAGGAGGGCGGGCGGCTGCCCGCCCTCTGTTTGTTAGGAGGTGAGAGCGTGGCGACGACTATTAAACGCATTTACACGCTGGCACTGGCGAAAATCATTGAAGCGCCCGGAACGGACGTTGACTTTGACAGCTACTCGCCGACACTGCTTGACAGCCTGCTTGTGGAGGCGTTGCCGTACGAGAACGCCATCCGCGCACAGCGCGGTGACGCGGAACTGACAAGCACGCCGGAAGTCACGGCGATTGACAGCACGGCGCTCGATTGGGACGACCGGATCACGCGCGTGGCGCTGCCGTGGGGACTGGCTGCGGCACTGCTGTTTGATGACGAGAACCGCAAGGCGGAAAGCGTGATGTTCCGGAATGAGTTTGTTTCGGCACTCGAGGACGCTGCGCCTGCTGTGCCGGATTACGGGGAGGAGTAAGACATGCCGCGTAAGGTTACGGTGCCGGATTTTACCGAATCCGAGGAAGGCACCAAGCATTATAAGCGCTTTAAGGGTTTGGACTACTCCACGGATGAGACCCAGATCGACGATGGACGCTCGCCGCGTGCAGTGAACGTGATCGCAGACGAGGGCGGTTTCCCGGAACGGCGCTATGGATGGCGCACGCTGCTGCGGTTTGCGGATGCGGACGGCAAGGCTGTTCCTGTCGCCGGTATTTTTCCCTATGAGAACGACAATGACGAGGAAAACCTGACGCTCATCGTCCATGCGGGCAGCAAGCTGTATACCGTAAAGCTCGATACAGACTACAAGGAAGTAAAGGACAGCCGCAAGGAGCTGCTGGACAAGCTGAACAGTGGCGGCCGCAGCCAGGGCTTTTACATGCACGGCAAGCTGTTCATCCTGACCGGCGAGCACTACGTTGTTTATGACGGCAAAACCGCCGTTCACGCGGTAGACGACAACGCCTACTGTCCACTGACCAGCTATCAGCGCAAGGCGGCAGGCGGCGGCGAGACCTACGAAAACGTTAATATGCTATGCAAGTGGCGTAAGAACCGCTTTATCGGAGACGGCACAAGCACGACCTATCAGCTGGACGTGACCGGCATTGACAAGGACTGCACGCCGACGGCGGCCTATCTAAACGGCAGTGCAATTACTGTGAAAAGCTACGATGCGGAGAAGGGCACGGTGACGTTTGAGACAGCACCGAGCGCACCGGAGAACGCCGGTATCTCCAATTTTGAGGTGAAGTTTGCCAAGACCACCGAGGACCGGAAGAAGATCCTCGGCTGCACTATCTTTGCGATTTACGGCATGGACGGCAGCAGCAACCGCGTTTTTATTTCCGGCAACAAGGAGCACGCGGCTATGGAATGGTTTTCCGGCCTGTCCGACCCGACATATTTCCCTGACATTAACTATTCTGTCGTGGGTTCGAGCGATTTCCCCATTATGTGCTATCTCAAGGCACAGGGTGAATTACTGCTCATTAAGAAGGACAACCGGCAGGAGGGCACGATCTGGCACCACTCGGGAGCAATGCTGAACGATGTGGCAACCTTTCCGCTGAAAGAGGGCGTGCCCGGATACGGTGCGATTGCAAAGTATTCCTCGGCAAACCTGAATGATGATCCTCTGTATCTCAGTCCGCGCGGCGTATATGCGCCGACTACGACGTATTACAACAACATGCAGGTGCGGCAGTTATTCTGCCGGTCGAGGCGTGTCAACCCCAAGCTGTGCAAGGAGCGCAGACTTGCGGACGCTGTAGCCGCCTGCTGGCGCGGCTGGTATGTGCTTGTGATCGACGGCTGCGCGTATGTGGCAGATGGCAATCAGGACAAAAGCGACAACGGCTATGAATGGTACTTCTGGACGAACGTGCCCGCAAAGGTGCTCTGTTCACACGAACAGGCGCTGTATTTCGGCACTGAGGACGGCAGAGTTTGCCGGTTTAATGACGATCTGGTAGACGAGAACAATGACATTATGATGAACGCGTTCTCGGATGACGGCGCGGCCATCCACACCGAGTGGGCTACCAAGCTCGACACGATGAACACGCCGATGATACTGAAAACCATGCCCAAGCGCGGCAGCGGCGTACACCTCAAGGCGTACACGCGCAGTGCGGTTGAGATTTGGGTAAGACTCGAAACCGACCACGGAACGCTCATGAAGCGCGTGACAGCGGATCGGCTGAATTTTCATTATATCAGCTTTGAACGGTTTCCGTTCGGAACGGTGGTCAACTCCATTATCCCGTTTCTTTTCAAACGAAAGGGCTGGAAGGCGATTCAGGTCATTCTGCAGTCCGACACGGTGGACGAGGGCTTCGGCGTACACGAAGTGGTCATCCGGTACTTTATTGCAAAGTACGCAAAGAGACAGTGAGGTGAGGACATGACGTTTGATGAAAGCAAAATTTCAGCCGAAAAGGCGGCAGAGACCGGCGTGCAGAGCCAGCCGGACGCGCTGACCGGCTCGGCCGAGGAAAACAAGAAGGTTTTCGATCTGCTGCCGCTGCTTATTATCGAGAGGCTTAACAAGCTGATCGAGAGCCTGCAGGCCGCAAACAGCGCCGGACAGATCGGCGCCGATGCATTTACCAACGTGACCGGCGGCACGGTGCAGGAGCAGCTGCAGAGTATCCAGAAGAACCTTGAGGACTACCGCAGAGAGGTAAAGGAGAACGGCGCGGAAAACGTCGGCATGACGCCGTTCGACGGCGTGAACGCAAACACCGTGCAGGCCGCGCTCGAGCAGCTGCAGGCTAACCTTGTGCGGTATATCA